GGGCTTAGTCGCAAATTCCAATGCCTAGCAACATTGGATCTTCAGTTATTTTAGCTAGGTCTTTTTTATAATATGGAATACCATATTCTTCTTGTAATGCTTCGAAACTAAGCATTATTGGTTTCATATCAAAAAGTTGATTAGGATAATGTTTACCTATATAATCACTAATATAGGATATCAACTTCATTTGATAATTGTTGTATTTTTCGCGTCCAAAACACCAATAAGCTCTTAACGAGTTACCAGCGTTATCAATGACGGCTTTAATTTTGTAAGTTGGGTTTTCAAGTTCGGACACATTCTTTTGTTTTCTATACCAATTCATCATATCGAAGGCTTGTTCTTCAGTAACTGTCGCTATCCAGATGTCACCTACTGTGCCACTCTCAAAGAGTTTAAAACCTCTCTTCAGGAAAGTAGATTCTAACAAGCTGCAATATTTTCTGATGGTCCCATCTTTCGTTGTGTCGGTATATTTAATGTCGATTGATTCAAAATATTGCGATAATGTCTCATTGTTAAAAATTTCCTTAATTTCATCCTTAACAGAAAAAATAACATCATCACCATAACAATAGAACTTTACATATTCTGAAAACTTCATTACATTTGCCAAATCGGGTTTGAGCTTAGACATGATCTCAATCCAAGCGCAGCGAAAATACAATTGGTTACATGTTGTATTGTTGAAGACAGTTTTGATGTTACCAGAAGGTGCACCACACAATGTTTTGAAAATGAAACCATAGGCGATGTTATCACTATCCAATATCCGCTCACCAAGCATCCTTCTTATGTGTTTTTCTTCTTCAGTCTCGCCTCGCGCAGTGTACCAAGAATTGTGAATGTCATTTACATGTCTTAACATTTTAGTATTAAGACGGGGTCCAAATTTACTAAAATCTCCAACACAGATGTTGTTACCATACGATAAGAGGGAGGTTGCTAGATCATGCCACTCATTGGAGTAAACATCAATTCCAACAGCATGCTCCAAACAATTACGATCAACTGTAAAAGCATTTAGAGCATCCATATAGTATTGACGACTGTGCAAAGTAAATGATAATGGACTACCTTGGATCAAACGAACCTTAGAGGGATCTTCTTTCAACTCATCTTTGTGTGAAATAGCACTAATTGTAAAAGGTACAATACCACTCTTCATCATTTCCATCTCCAAACTAAGAACCTTTTCTAAATCTGGAGCAATGCCATCATAGACACCTTCAGAATAAAAAACAAGATCTTTCTTCTTTCCACCTTTGATAATCCAAGGCATACCAGGACTTGTATTCATGTTAATACTCTTAACAATGCCCTCAATACCACAGACTGCTTCTTTCATACTCCTCACAGATTGATATTCCAAATTCGTTCGCGCTGTCATGTACAAAAGTTTTAAATCGCTTGCCGCCATTTCCAACACTCTCTCTCCAATGTCCTTATGTGGGATGTAATTTACTATAGCTCTCTTGAAACTACTCTGTCCTTTGTCTCCATCTGTTGATATTTCCACCGGGCTCCTTTGGGCTTCGCAAAATAACTCATGACATATTGATGGTCTAATTTGGGTCTTAACACTATGATACATGTGGATTTTAGGTTTTAAGGCACGAACATCACCAATCTCAGATATACAGGCTGGTAATATTGGTTCATAGGCTTCTTCATTATCAACAGTGTGTATCAAGGCTTCAGTCACAGGGTCAACACCAATTTCCTTCAATAATTGAGTAGAGATAGCATTGAAATATAAGCACTTAGAACTGGAAGCACTCATAATACCAATAACTTTTTCGCTCTTACCGTCAACCAAAAGACTACCACACATCACTTTATACTCATTTTCTTCAAATGGATTATGGCAGCGAAACCCACTAAGCTCAACAGCGAGCTTAATAGGTTCCCCTTTTTCATCAACACACCATGGTGTGTCTTTTGTCTCATAACTCCAATTAGCATTCAATTCAACTACATGACTAGCCATTGTTATATCATTCCATGGTTTTCTCTTGTCTATTTGTGGTCTAGACCGAACGATATAGCAGTCATTGTAGTCAACTTTACTACCTTCCGAAACGATGTTTGAATATAAATCTGTGCAATTAAAGTTCTTGTGATCGAAATTAAATAGAACTTTATCATCTTTATCAGCATAGAAGATGTTTTTATTCATGTCTTGAAGAAACACGTATGGAGGAACCTCAATTTTAACAGCAGTACCCTTTACTCCTATTTTAACAAAAATTAATTTATGGAGATCATGAACAGAAATCATGGTGTCGTGCGTATTAGTATCCTTACCTTCTTTTTTAAACTTTTCATAAGTTGCTTTGAGATCTTCAGCAACAATATGAAATAAGTGACTTAAAGCATGAAACTGAGTCCAATAGATTTTAGGAGAAACACACACAGCAGAACACCAGACTTTCCCTTTATAAACAATGTCCATTTTAGATGATGAAAATTTATTCAGAAACCTAGTTGCTGGTTGATGTGGACTCATCGAAACCCCAGGTGCTTTCTTTATAAGGTTACTAGTTACTTTTCT